TTTCGCCCATCGATCCGCCCTTGGCAAAGCGAGGCACTTCACTGTTCATTCTTTCAAGAGCGCCCAACTTGTGTCGGTCTTTGGAAGCTCGTGCATTAAGAACGTGTACGACCTCTCCCGGCTCCACCATCGCTGTGAGTGGCACCTTGTCTCCTGTCCCACCACCGGGGACGACCATGCCTCCTCGCTGTTTCTTTCCTCCGTCCTTCCCGCCTTTGGATTGGACTCCAAAAGTCACACCCTTGATTCCAAGCTGAGCGGCGAACGCTCCTAGCTTCTTATTAATGTTCTCAAGCCCTGTATTCGCAGCAGTATTGAAACTACGAAGATCTTCTTTAGCGAGAACCGATTGGCTATGCAGTTGGCCACGCCAATCCATCCAAGCCCCGCCGCCAACCTGAGCCATACGTTTCTGCGCATTACTGAAGTTAGGCAACATCTTAGTTAGACCGCGGAATTTTGTCCCAGCTTCTGCCTGAATAACAGTCATACGCTTTAGAGCATTGGCTTGTTTGGGTGCTATAGCCGCCACGTCATGGATGGACTTCGCGATCCTACGCTGTGCGGTGTTGAGATCCTTTTCCTTTGCGATCAAACGTTCCAAGAGCGGAACATTGTTCTTATCCTTGGCACTCTTGGCAGCTAGGATGCCAACCATCTTTCGCAGATTCGGAACACGAGCCTTCTCCGACGCAACCACTTCACGGCTTTGTAGAAGGACTAGCTTCTGTTGGTTTTTAGATAGCTCGTGAGCTCGCCTGGCTGCGTTCGCACTCTTAGCATCTTGACGTTGCGCCTGTGCTAACTTCAGCTCCGCTTCGTGCGCCTGCCTTGATGCGGGTCCGAACTTTTCAACAGTGCGATTGAGACGACGGTGTGCAACAGCAACTTTCTGAGTTGACTCCTTATGTGCTTTATTGGTGGTTGCAATTCGACTCTGTGCTTGTGCGAGACCCTGCATTGCTTTACGTTGACGTTGGAAAGCGTCAGTTGAATTTTGTGTTTGCTTGGCCAGTCTTTCTTGAAGTGGGTGAAGTTTCTTAGTGCTCTGGATCAACCCGCCGAGTAGAGATCCAACCCCTCCTCCTACTAGAGCCCCTGTCACAGTTCCAATACCCGGCACCACCGAACCGAGAATGCCACCAATGAGAGCGCCACCCGCTGCGCCTCCTGCCTTGTGCAATGCTCCTTCTGAATCGCCTTTCACCACACTGGAGAGTATGTTGCCCACTCCGACTAGTGCTATGGCACCTGGCAAGAACCTGGCCAGGCCAGATGCCATAGACCCTGCCATGCCCTTACCTACAGCCGTAGGCGCTGCTGCGCCGACACCTATCGGCATAGACCCCACGACAGCGCCGCTCTTGTTGGCAATGAGAAGCTCTCGCGACGCAGCCACCTGTGCCTCCATGGATGCGACGTTAGCTAGATTCGCTACGGTCTGGGCCTCAGTAGCTACAGTCGTCGTGGCTGTGCTCCCTGCGATCCACGCTAGGAGTTTAGGTATCTGCGCGTAGGCCGACACCAACTTGCCACCGAGCGACAGCAAGATTCCGATGACCACCGTGAGTGCAATCAACTTGAGGATGGTCAGTTGTGCGCCCTCGGGCAACGCCCCAAACACACCAGCCACCTTGCTGATCATTTCCAAGACGTCTGCCAACACCGGCAGCAGGTTCTGACCGAGCTCGATCCCTACATCTTGAATCTTATTTTTGGCCAGTTGGATTTTGGATGCCGTGGTGCCGTAACGCTTACTCGCCTCTTGTGTGAGTGCGTTGTTCTGTCCCCACTCTGTAGCTCCCACTTTCAACTGTTGGTGAAAGAGTTTGCCAGCACCCGCCGCCGACAACAGCGACTGTCTGACACGTATGTCTTTCAGCTCAAGTTTGGCCAGCACCGCGTACACGTTGCCGCCGTTCTGCCGGATACGATCAAGTCCTTCAATGAAAGAGATCATCCCACCGGCCGCATCGTGTTCGAACGCATGGGCAAACTGCTTGCCGGTCATGCCCGCTACCTGGCCATAGGTTTCAAGTTCTGGCTTGCCTGATTTGACAGCGTCGTCCATCATGCTGAACACTTTGCTGATCGAGCTACCACCGGCCTCTGCACGTATGCCTACGGAGGACAGGGCACTGGAGAAGCTGAGAACCTCTGACTCTGTTAGCCCTACCTGTGTACCGGCAGCCGCAATGCGCAGGGACATAGCTGCGATCTCTTGCTCAGTGGATGCACCTTTGTTACCGAGGTCTACGAATGTAGAAGCTAGTCGACGGAAGTCTTTGTCGGGCGTCTGCATGATGTTTGACAGACGAGCGAGTGCGTTGGCAGCTTCGTTCGCGGACAGGTCTGTGGTCGTGCCAAGTTCGGCAGCGGTTTTGATGAATGGGATTAACGATTTGCGCTTGATCCCAAGGGCACCGGCCTCGCCTCCGAGCCGGTTAAGTTCATTGACCGAGATAGGTATGTGCTTGGCCAAGCTACGCACTTTGAGTTCCATCTGGTCATACTGCTTCTCAGTCGCGTTGACCGTCTTACGGATGTCCGCGAAGCTGTCCTCGAAATCGACTGCCGCCTTAGCACTGAGGGCAGTCACAGCCAGGAGTGGCAAGCCAATGTTCCTGTTGATGGCTTTGCCTGTGGACTGCATACCCGCGCCGACCCTACCGATGCGAGCTTGTGACTTCTGCATGGTGGACCCCATCGCAGCCCCAGCCGCCTCAGTTTTCACCAGTGTTTTTTGCACACTGTTCAACTGAGTGTTAGATGCCATGACCCCACGGGTCTTGACGACAACGGCTAGGACTGCGGCAGGCTCCATCTAATGTGCCTCTTCAGCTTCCACTTCGCGCAGGATTTGCCATTCCTGCATCTCTGTCTCGCTGAGGCTGGCCATTAGCTCAGCTCTCGTCCTCCCCAGCGTTTCCGCCAGGTGGAACTGGAGTCTTCTCAGACTCCCCCTCGACTGGAAATTCTTCCCGCGCTTTGCGGAGAGCCTCCTTGTCGAGGCGGCTGAGCTTGTCCATCGCTTCGATGACGCGCTGGTAGCCCACGCCGGAGGACAGGTGCAAGGTGCGCACTTGGTCCTCGGTGAACTTGGGCTCGATGACGCCCATCTGGAACTGAGTGATCTCCATCTCAGCCCATGCGACTGTCGTCTCCTCGCCCTTGAACCCGAACCCGCGCTCCCTGATGGCAGCGCTCTGGGAAGCGGTGAACGATTTGATCTTGATCGAACACTCCCACTCGGGAACGTCAATCACTTCCTCCTTGAGGTCTTTTGGTGCGACCTCGAGAATGTGCTCGACGCTCCCGGGCGGGAGATGTCCTTGCTGTGTGAGCTTACGGGCCTCGCCCGCGCTCAGCTCTTTATCGGCACCCATTGGTACTTCCTTTCGTTTGCCTGTCCTGTTTTAGAACAGGGCTTTGATCGCGGTTTCTTTGGCTTCTTTTTCCGCTTTGGAAACGCAGCGGACCAAGCCAAGGTTCGTGACGTTTTTCACCGTCGGATCGGTGGTCGACGCCTCGCCTACGGAGCCGGACAGCGGCTTGTAGTTGAAGAGTTTTCCACCCATCACGTACACGGGCTTTGTGGCAGAAGGTTCCCCTTCTTCGCCCTGCACGGTGATCACGAACTTTTTCGATTCGTTCTTCAGTGGCCACAGGATCGCGTCGACCGAAGCCGCTGCGAAGTCCTGGAAAGCCGTGAGGCCGATGGCTGCGTCACGCAGGCCCATCTCGGTCTCCTTGAAGTCCGAGCCGAATGTGGACATGTCCACTTCGTCGTCGGGCAGGTCGATGTCGACCTGGCTGATCCGTTTGGTCAGGTCCGTCCCATCGATGGTGATGATGGGCTTTTTCAGTACGAACTTGGGCATGTGCTAGCGCCCCCTTCCGCCGCGACCGCTCTTGGTGGTCTCGGGCTCGTCGTCGGTTGTCTCCTCGGCAGCGGCGTCGCCGTCGCCTCGGGCTGCTTCCTCCTCGGCGATGAGCTCCGGGGGATCCGGAACGCCGGGTGGGGTTGGCTCGACAGGTGCCTCCGGGGCGTCGACGATGGTGTCGTCTCCGATGATCCGGATGGACCCGCGATCGCGCATCCGTTCCGCCTCCTCGCGGGTAACGGTGGCTGACCCTTCCTCGCCAGGCTCGACGCCTAGCTGGGTCATGTTGGTGAGATTCTCGAATGTAATCTCGGCTGTTTCCACAGCGTCCTCCTATTCGTTTTCTTCGGAGACGATTTTGAATTCGGCTCCGACATGGTCTACGCGCTCGCCGTCAACGATCTCGTCGTAGTCAACATCTGACAGACGACGTATGTCTTGGTGAGCCTTGCCTTCGATGAACAGGGTTGCGTGATCAAGTACCACTCTGATCTGCTTGTCGATGGCCTCGGCCTTCGCTCTGGCACCAACACCCTTGACCAGCCAAACGTCCCTGTCCATTGAAGGACCATCGAAGGCCCACGAGGGAACGCCTGACGCCTTTGAGAAGATGACTATAGGAAACCCTACATCTGAGTCGCGCTCTTTGAAGAACACGCCTTTGACCAAGCCCATTAGGGTTTTGTCACCTTCCAAGATTTCTGCCAGTGCGACGCGCACCGGATTCTCTTCGCCCGCCATTAGATGTACGCCAGCCTTACGTCGCGCTCGAACTCATCCCGTGTCTCCTCGACCGCTGGGCGGAGCATAGGCTGGGCTGACATGTTCACTGTGCCGTACTCGTTGTAGATGGTATGGGCTACGAGGTTGAACACCACACCTTCCATCGGACCCATGATCTGGTGCTGCCAACCCCCGCGCATAGTGCCTTCGTCCACGCGGCTCTTGGCCTTAGCCCGACGCTCGATGTTCGCTTCCGCCTTCCGCACAGCCATACGAACTTTCGTTTCTGCTAGGAAGATGATGGTGGGTATGCGGCTCGTAAGCATTAGTCGTCCCCGAAAGTCTTCATGGAGTCAGGATCCTCTGGACGAGGCTTACGTTCGGCGGGGTCAGTAGGAGACGCAGCCCGTGCTGCCTCTATAACCTGCTCGGGCGTCATGGCCTGCGGCAGTTGAGGGCCGACCATGTTGTACGCGGCCAAGCCCTGCGCCGTCACGTTCTCTTGCAGCGCCTCTTGAACTTGTGCGACGTCAGCAGGCTCTACGCCTTCTGCGGTGCCGGTGATCCACACCTTGCGGTTGTCGTCCAGGTCTATGCTTATCTCGGCGGATAGTTTCATTGCTCGTTCACCTGTACCATCTTGCTACTACCCTCGCTGACAATCTCATCGCCAGTAATGGTCCATGTCTTGCCCTCTATTTCAAGACGGTCGGAAGCGGTGACAGCTACGTCCGGGTCCATGGTGACGATATGAGTAGTGGCCTCGCGCAGCCCCTCGCCGAAGCGGTCTGCCTGGTGACCAGAGCCGACTGGGTCAATGCGCCCGCGCACTGCTGGTTGAACTTTGTACTCCTCTGTGACGCTGGCACCTTTATCCTTTTTCTTTTCAAGTTTCAGAATTACCAAGGCACCTTTTTTCAGGCCCATTCGCCTGGCAAGCTCCTTACCCTCCTCGGGGAAGATGGTCTGACCGGGGCCACGTAGCCCTGTGGGATTGGCGGGCAGGGCACGCGGGGTCATGGGATGAAACTTTCGTTCGACATGGCGGCGATCTCTACGTCGCCGTCTTCGTCACTGTCGATTGCTTCTTTTTCGTATTTGTCTGCAAGTTCGTTGAGCGCCTTGGCCACGGC